CCGGCAAAAAGAATACGGAGCGGTCACAAAACAGCAGGCAGAAGAATCCAGCCGAATGCGCGAACAATTGGTTCGCAGCAAGCAAGTTTTTGAAGCGTTCGGGCGCGAATTGATAAGCGCCGCGATCCCCTATCTCGAAAAGCTTTTTGCCGTCTTTGGGGAAATTGGCGATTGGATGCGCAACAACAAGGAAACCGTGCAAACATTTTTGATGATGTTCGCCGCCGGGATTGGTTTGTTAAGTGCAAAGTTTCTTTTGTTGAATCCAGCCCTAGCGATCATTGCCGGGCTTTCCGCCGCTATCGCTCTGCTTTGGAACGATTATCAAGTATGGAAACGCGGCGGCGAATCGCTCATTGACTGGGCGAAATGGGAACCGGGCATACTTCTGGCAATCGACGGCGTAAAGAAACTGTCAAATGTGATTATGGACGCCGGTTTCAGAATGGCGGCATTCGTTGACATGAGTTATCAATTTGCCGTTGGTAACATGAAGGGCGCCAAATGGGCGGCGAAGCAAATGCTTAACGGGATGCCGACGACGACGCCCGCCACAAGTGGGACCGTTCAGTCTAATCAAGCGACCGGCGGCGGGAAACTTGAGCATCCAACGGGCCGGGCCGGTCGTCTGGAAATGCTCGAAGAAAAATACGGGCTTCCCAAAGGGATGCTTGACAGCGTTTGGCGAGTCGAATCAAATCGCGGCAAAAATCAAGGTCCATCGAAAGCCGGGGCGTTGGGTCATTTCCAATTTATGCCAGCTACCGCCAAGCAATATGGCGTTGACGACCCGACGGATTTTAATCAATCGTCAAGCGGGGCGGCAAAGTACCTCAGTTATTTGATGAAGCGATACAACGGGGACAAGGCGAAAGCTATCGCCGCGTATAACTGGGGCGAAGGCAACGTTGACAAAAAAGGTTTGGCTAACGCCCCGGCAGAAACCCGCGCTTACGTTCCTAACGTTTTAAGCGGCATTCCGGGGGCGTCGGGGGCCGCAGTAGGGGCGGGCGCCGCGAACGTCGCTCAGAGTGCTACAGGGGGCCGCACGGGCGGGAATAGTTCAACGAGCGAAACCCATGTTGGCGAGGTCAAGATTTACACGCAGGCGACCGACGCGAAAGGTATCGCGACCGACTTCAAAAAAGAAATGAACTACCTTGATACGTCGCAGGCTGACGGGGCGGTTTCGTAATGGCGCTAATTCCTTTTCCGAACTTGCCGAAGTCGGCAGGCATCCCAGCAATTCCCCGGTCCCCGAACTTTCCCCCTATCGCCGCCGCCGTGCTTGGCATGGTTCAAGGGGCGCTTTGGCGTGCCCTTCAAATCCAAACCAAATGGGGCATATTCGACAAAAACGGCAAGGCGCTTGCGGACCCGAGCAAATTTAGCGGCGTGCTGGGGTCAATTGTCGGGGCGCTGGGCTTACCCGGAAGTGTGACCGTTTCGACAAGCGGACTCGAATATTCCAAAGAAATGCGGGTTAGTGATTTCCCGATTGAAAAAGGATCGTTTGCCAGTTACAACAAAGTTGAATTGCCCGCGACCCCGCTTGTAACTATGGCAATGTCAGGAAGCGAAAGCGACCGTAAAAAATTTCTTGAGGCGTTGGATAAGGCGACCAAATCGACGGACCTATTTAGCGTCGTAACGCCCGAAGTCACGTATCTTAAATATTCGATTGAGCGATACGCATACCAGCGCCGGGCGCAACGCGGGGCAACCCTGCTTGTCGTTGATATTTCCTTGCGCGAAATTCGCGAGGTTAGTGCGCGGTATGCGCAAACAGGCGCCGCCGCCAAAGTTGAAGCGCCGAAGAAAGTTGACGCGACGCCCCCGGCGGACAACGGCAAGATTGAGCCGAAGCCCCGCGAGCAATCCACATTGAAGGCCGCAAGCGATAAATTTGTTCCTGCCGATCCAAACGTCGCGGGGAGCGGAAGCCAGCCCCTTACAAATCCTGACGGGTCGATAACGAGCGGTTCGGGGCAAACATACGACGCGGGAGGTTCAAGCAAAGCTGACGGGACCGCCGCGACTTCGACTAAAGCATCACGTTTTGCGGAAATGAAATTTTAAATGTTAGAAATTTTACTCCAAGCGATCCCGGCGCAATTGGTCAAATTCGTTGTTGGGGGTCAAAGTGTCCAAATGTCGATTTATCAAAAATCGCGGGGGCTTTTCGTTGACATAACCGTCGGAGGCGTGGCTATCGCGCAAGGCGTTCTAGCGCATGACGGCGTGCCCCTCGTTTCTCGCGATTACATGGGATTTATCGGCAACCTGCTTTTTCTTGATACGCGGGGCCGCGACGATCCGACGTATGACGGGCTGGGCACGCGATACAAATTATGCTATTTGAATGCGGGACAATATGCCTTCATTCAAGAATAAAAAGCAACTTCGGTTCATTATCACGCTAGGCGTTGATAAGTTTACAACCGTCGATAGCGCCGATCATGTTATCCCTAAAGGCGATCAGATAATCCTTGACGGCTTCCGGGCGAGTATTGACATTGAACGAGCCGGGGGCGTGCAAATGAGTTTCATGCGTGCCCGTATTTATGGCCTGACGGCTTCCGACATAAACAGCATTACGACGGTTCAAATGCAACTTGGCGTAAAGCCAGCAAACACGATTGAAGTTTTTGCGATTGACGGCGATGCCGAATCATTGGTATTTGCTGGCAACATTGTCAGGGCTTGGGGCGATTATCAGAATATGCCCGACGTGTTTTTAATGGTACAGGCGCAAGCCGCGTATTTTAATCAGCTTCGAGCCGTGCAACCGGCAAGCTTTAAGGGTCCGATTCCGGTTGCCGAAATTATGGCGCAACTCGCCGCTAAAATGGGCTATACGTTCGAGAATAACGGCGTCACGGCGATATTGACCGACCCCTATTTATCGAATAACGCCGTTGAACAAATGAAAGAGGTCGCGGCGGCAAGCCGAACCGTGGCAATCATTGACGATAAAACGCTGTTTATTTTCCCGATTGGCGGGTCGCGTAAGGGTTTAATTCCGCTTATTTCGGCAGAAACCGGGCTTATCGGATACCCAACATTCGACGGCGTAATGATGCAATGCCAAATGATTTACAACCCCGCTGTTGTGCATGGTTGCCGCATAAAAATTGAATCCGACATTCCGCAAACAATTGGCGAATGGATTATTGCATCAGTGTCGCACCGCCTTGAATCCGAGCGTATCGGCGGCATATGGGCGTCGATTGTGAAAGGGACACGCGATGGACTCGCAATCACTAGCCGATAATCGCATTACTGCCGGGCAACTTGACGACCCGGCACGCACGCAAGGCGACTTTAACGTCTTGTCGTTTATCGTTCAGCAGGCAATGGCGAAGGTTCAAACCGCAACACTCGTTCGAATTGTCGCGGTCAATAATACGGGCGCCCTTGAGCCTGTAGGATTGGTTGACGTCGAACCGTTGGTAAATCAGATTGACCGGCAGGGCATACCGACCGAACACGCAACTATTTTTAACGTGCCTTACGTTCGTATTCAGGGCGGCGCCAACGCGATAATTATCGACCCGGAAGTCGGGGACATAGGCATGTGCGTTTTCGCCAGCCGGGACATAAGCAAAGTCAAGGCGACCAAGGACCGGGCAAACCCCGGAAGCTTCCGGCAATATAATTTTGCCGACGGCATGTATTTGGGCGGACTACTCAACGGCACCCCGGCGCAATACATTCAATTCGACGCGACCGGGATTAAAATATTTTCGCCAGTTAAAACGACCGTGCAGGCGCCAACGGTTAACGTTATCGCGGCAAGCGTTGCCAATGTGACCGCCCCGGCCATAAATCTTGGAGCGAGTGGTCAAACGTTGCTTGCTTTGGTAACATCAACGTTCACGGCGCTGTTTAACAGTCATACGCATACCAACGGCGCCGGGACGACCGGAGGGCCGAATTCCACAATGGGCGCCGGGCACATGACGACAACCGTTAAAGGCGGGTAAAAATGCAACTTAATACTTTGCTACTCGACCGCACGCAATGGGATTTAATCATTGACAGCGCCGGAAATATCGCCGTCGCGTCGCCCCCGTACGCCCTTGCGCAAGACGTAGCGAGCGCCGTGCGCTTATTCCTTGGCGAACTGTTTTATGACGGCACCAAGGGCATACCGTACTTTGAAGACGTGCTAGGGCATCTTCCGCCCCCGGCGTTGCTTATCGGGTACATTGAAAACGCGGCGTTAACGGTTCCCGGCGTTGTGTCCGCTCAATGTATAATCAGCACATTCGACAATCGAACCGTTACCGGGCAAATTCAATTTATTGACGAAACAGGGGCATTAAATGGCGTCAATTTTTAGTAGCGTTCCAGCACTCCAATTTACCGCCGCCGGGCTTGTTCTTCCGCTTGAGTCGGATATTCTCGCGGGCGTTCAAGCTGATATTGACGCGGCATTTGGGGGCGGACTAAACCCGGCGCTTGAAACGCCACAAGGGCAACTTGCAACAACGCAAACCGCCGTCATTTCGTCCAAGAATACGGAAGTTGCCTATATCGTCAATCAAGTGGACCCGCAATATGCCGCCGATAAGTTTCAGGACGCAATTGCCCGCATCTATTTTTTGACCCGCAAGGGGGCGCAATCGACCGCTGTTGAGGTTACGCTAGGCGGGCGCCCCGGTACTACCATCCCGGCGGGAACGCTTGCGCAGGACACTAGCGGCAACACGTACAGGCTGACAGCTTCCGTAATGATTGGAAATTTGAGTACCGTCGTTGGCGAAATGCAAAACGTCGCCACGGGGGCCATACCGTGCCCAGCCGGAACACTCAACAAGGTTTTTCAAGCGGTCAATGGCTGGGATACGATCACGAACGCCAGCGACGGCGCTATTGGCAACGCAACAGAAACCCGTGCCGACTTTGAGTATCGCCGGAAAAATTCGGTTGCGCTCAATGGTCATGGTTCTATGGAATCAATCTATGCCGCCGTCTTTGAAATTCCGAATGTTCTTGACGTTTATGTAACTCAGAACTATACCGACGCGGTTGTCAATGCCGGGGCGACGGCGTACCCGCTCGCCAAGCATAGCGTTTATGTTGCGGCGCTGGGCGGCGATTCTGACGCGATTGCGGCGGCGATTTGGGCTAAAAAAGATTTGGGTTGTGATATGAACGGCAACACGTCAATTGTTGTTACTGACGCGAGCGGTTACGCCTATCCCCAGCCCAGCTATACAGTCAAATTCCAGCGCCCGGCGGCGGTCCCGATTTTCTTTGCCGTGCAGATTGTGAATGATCCCCTGTTGCCGTCCGATATTGTTACGCGCATCAAGAACGCGATTGTTGCCCGGTTCAACGGCCAAGACGGAACGAGCCGCGAGCGTATCGGCGCAACGATCTTCGCGACCCGGTATTACGGCGCCATTGCTAACGCGTATTCCGGGGCGACGCCGTTGTCGATTCTTATCGGCTTGAGTACGGCAACGCTTTCACAATTGCCGATTGGCATAGATCAGGCGCCAGCAATTACCGCCGCAAATATCGCCGTCACGTTGGTTTAACGTCATGGAAAACGTCGAACAAACCATAATCAGTCAATACGGGAATTCTCCGACGCTGTTGCAACTTTGTCGGAATATGAACACGTACATTGACCCGACGGCGGACTTTGACAGCTTTTACAATTTCATTTGGAATGTGGAAACCGCTCAAGGTTTCGGGCTGGATATTTGGGGCCGTATCGTTGGCATAAAGCGCGAATTGCTTATTCCCGCAACCCTGCCGTATTTTGGTTTTAAAGACGCATTGCCCGGTTCGCATTCCTTTGGCGAAGCCCCGTTTTATGACGGTCCCGGCGTAAGCCAAACCTATTCGCTAGCTGACGACGCGTACCGGCAATTGGTACTTGTCAAGGCGTTGGCGAACATATCCGCCACAACGGCCCCGGCGCTCAATCA